ATCTCATCTGTAGCACTGTTAGGGAATACTAACGTAGCGTTGTTGTTACCATAGTTTACAATACCTTTACCATATCTTTGAGTTACAACTCTAAATAAGTAAGGGTTAGTTGTATTTCCTGAAGTGTAGTTATTACCTGCAACACCATAGATAGTTAAATCAGATAAGAACGCTTCGTTGTCCATTGGTTGACCATCAGCCCCGATTAATTTACCAGCTCCATCAGATGCAAAACCTGACATAACAATAAGAACTTTTCTGTAGTTGTCAGTACTATAACCTGTTGGAACTAATTGGTCTGCTAACCAAGATACAGTTACTACATTTGTAGGTTTACCGTCTGAAGTTGATGTGATTGCAGAATATTGTCCTTTAGAATAGTCAAATAAACCTGGTGGGTCTAATGCTGGTTCGTTACCTTCGTAGAATCTATCGTAAAGGTCTTTAGTGTTGTTGTAGTCGTAACCACTGTTTGGTGTTTGGTCCGCAGCTGCGTTTGGTGAACCATAAGGAGGGTAGTGAATACCTGTGTTCGCCAAGTTAGCAGGGTCAGTGTACGCCTGAATGTTAGGTACAAAATAGAACAATTTACCGATAGGTAAGTTCATTGCTTGTACTGATACGATGTCGTTCGCTAATAATTTAGAGAATACACGTCTTACAATTGGGAAAACAACTGTTTCAAATGCACCTGTGTCAGATGTAGATGATGCTTCGTTAATTAAGAACGATGCTTGGTTTTCGTATAATTGTGCTACGTTTTCTCTCATGTGACCTTTAAGACCCTCTAAAAAGCCTAATTTGTCCCATTTGTTGATTGTGTCTTCTTTGATAACTTTAAGGTGTTTTAAACCGATGTTACCTACAAGACCTGATTCTAATAATGCTCCCATTTTAGTATTTGTTTTGTTTTTAAGTTTATTTTATTTTTATTTTTTAACCTAATTTACCCATTAAGTCCTTCATTCTTAAGAATTGAGGATTTTCATAAGTTTTTGATTCAATTAGAGTTGTTGATGAACCTGTAGAAACTGATTTGTTTAGTTTTGTTGCTACCGATTCGTTAATTGATTTTGTATCCACAGTATTTAATTCGTCTTTGATTGACTTATAAAGATTTTTAGATTCTTTTAAAGTTTCAACATCGTCGAATCTTCTTAGGATGTTTATTTTTTCTTTTTTAGTAGTTGAGTGTTCTGTGAACAATCTTGTAGCGTAAGCTAAGTTTGAATTAAAGATAGCAACTTCGTTAAGTTTTTCTCTAAACACATTCAATGCTTTTCTGTACTCTTCATTCTTTTCTCTCAACATTCTAACTTCTTCTTGAGTAGATTCAACTTTAACACCACTTTTACCATAAACATAGTTTCTGTTATTTGTGATACCTTTTCTTAATCCTCTACCTTCTTTAGAACCCATTCCGTATGTTCTAGCAGCTTCCTTTGTTTCAGTTTTTTCAAAAGCCTTTTCTCCTTTAGAATTTGTCATACCTTTTTTAGTGGTGTAATCTTCTTTACCTTTCATGGTTTTAGATTTATCACCTCTATTCATTCCGTAATCACCTTCTTTAGTCTCCGCTTTAACAACTTTGGATTTACCTCCCATATTTTCACCTTTCTTGTATTCAAATTTTGCTTTACCAGTACCAACTGATTTAGGACCTACTTTTTTCTTTTCATCAAATCCGCCTTTAGCTTTATCTTTGTAAGAAAATTTAGGACCTGAGCCCATTCCAACACCTTTAGGTTTGTAAGTTTCATTTTTTAAATCGTCCATGTCATCATCTTCCATCATTTCTGAATCATCTTCCATCATTTCTGAATCATCCATCATTTCGTCATCATCATCATCATCCATCATTTCGTCATCATCATCTAAAGTTATTTCATAAACAACTTCTTCTTCATCGTCAAAATCTTCAACATCTGATGAATCACCATTGTCAGAGAAAATAGCGTTAATAACGTCATCAACAGATTCGTCTTGTTCGTCGTAATTCATATNGTCNTCTTGCATTAATTCGTCTTCTTCAGACTCACCAAGCTTAACNAGATATTCTACGTCAGCATCATCATCAGTTAAATGAACGTTTTCACCATCTTTTTTTACAATGATACCGTCATCTTCACCCATAGCTTTGAATACTTTCAAGATTTCCTCGTCAGAAGCGTCAGTTAAATCTATTGGACTTTCTTCTGAATCCATGTCCATATCCATGTCAACATCCATATCCATATCCTCTTCATCAGAGTCCATGTCCATATCAGTATCGATATCCATTTCCATTTCATCGTTATCAGCATCCGTATCAACGTCTGCATCTAAATCAATCTCATTTTCATCATCCTGTTCAGAAAGAGATTCTTTTACTAATTGGTTGATTTCTTCCTTCATAGTTGAAGCAAGTATTCCTTTTGCATTTTCGGCTATAGCTTCTTCAACTTGTCTCATTTGAATAAGAGCCTCTTGGACTAATTTGTTTTCTTTCATGAAAATCTATTATTTTTACAATATAAATAGTGTCAAATAATAAAAAATTCACTTTTAAGGTTACACAATCTCACTTTTATTTTATAAAAAAGTTTGGAGCATAAAAAAAGTGGTCGTTAAACCACTTTAATTTTTTATTCAATTACTTCGTCAATTTTACTTTCCGATACTGAGGTTATCCTCCAATCGTTTGTAAATCCTTGATACTTTTCCGTAACCTTAGCCTCGACATCGGTTACTGAGAATCCTTTAACAAGTTTCTCTTCTCTGATTTTTTTGATTTTACCAGTATTNTCATCAGGTAANTCATACTGAATTTTTGCTACAAAATATTTTTCGTCCATAATTTATTATTTTCCCAAATAATCGGTTAATTTTCTCATTAAGTCAACTCCTTTAGTTTGAAATTCCGAATTTTCAGGTGATTTGTATTTTTTTTCTTCCTCCAAGTTTTCTTCATACTTGTCTCTATCGTTAGGATTAGTGAATAAATATGCTCCTGGTGTTGATGGAGATGATACCAAATCAAAACAGATTAATTCAAAATCGTCCTGTACTTCATTTCTTTCACCAACCTTTTTCAATGAACCTACACCTCTTGAGGAAACACCCATTGTAACACCTTGTCTCATTAAGTTAGCTGCTTGGTCTCCTTTAGTGGAAACAATACCTCTTTCGTGAAATCCTGGTGATGTCAACAATTTAAGTTTACCCATTAGGATATTCTTATCCCACCATATATCTGTGATAATGTGAGATACCCTGTCTAAGTCAATTAACGATGATTCAGGGTGGTTAAGTTCTGAAGTAGATAAACCTTTATCAATTGCCTTTTTATAGTTCTCGGCTTCTCTTTTTAATATTCTTTCAGGATAAAATCTTCCGTTTCTATTTGGAGTATCATATTTTTGTAATACCGCATAAAATTCAAAAGGATTTCTATAATCTAACTCTTTTGCTTCTCTTAACATCTCGGCGTTACGAACATCTTTTGGTGATATCCAACCTGCGTCGGTTTCAACCAATATTCCATGACCTACTTCACTTGCTTCTAAAATTCTTAATTGTTTCATGAATTCTTTTTAAGATAAATATACGATATTACTATCTTTTTAATCTTAATCGTTTTTAGAAGGTGAAAATTCGAAGTATTTGTTTTGGATTACATTCTCTTTAACNATGTTTTTAATGATTGCTTTGACTGAATCTTTTATTTCAGGACATTTAAAATCTATTTCATTATTGGTGTATAAATTAACCTCTAAGTTTAAAAAAGATTTTTTACCGTGTGAAATACCACTTGTCCTTAGGTCTAAATCAACAATACTTTGTTCTTTGAAGAGTTGGTGGTTTATGGAATTAAATACTGAATGTTTGATGTCTCGGCTAAGATTACACACTACTCTATTCCAATTGTTGTGTTCAAATTTAGGGGTTACCCATGATTGTATGTTTATGTATAATGATTTTAAATTTTTTGAATCTACTGTTCCATATACGGATTTAATTGGATTATACAGATTTAACTTTACACTTTTTCCCTTTTTCATTAAGTTTCATATTGTCTATGTTTATTTATTTGTTAAAATAATAACAAAAATTAACTCAATAGTCAAAAACTTTCAGAAAAATTAAGATATTTGTATTATATGTTAAAAGTAGATGTAAAAAAAGATGGGATAGAAAAAGCCCTAAAGACGTTAAAGTCAAAAGTAATTAAAACTAAACAAAATCAACTTTTGTTTGGTAAAAAAGAATTTGTTAAAAAGTCGGTGGAAAAAAGACAACAAAAGTTGAAAGCTTCTTATATCCAAAAAATGAAATCTAAATTAGATTGACTCTTCTAAGTTTTTTAACTTAAGAAAATTAAGTTGGTCAAATTTTTCAACTTTCAATCTATCAATTGTTTCAGACAATTTTGTCTTAATTTCAAATTCATTTTCGTTTTCTAAAAGAGTGTTCAATTTAGAAATTGTACTCTCTTTTATAGTTTCAAATTTTTCTTGAAGTAATAAAGTATCTTCAGACATCAATTGGATGAATTCTTTTTTGGTTGATTCGTCAAGATTATCAAGATAACCCTTCATTGTTTGGTTTGCGATACTAACCATAGATTTTAAAGGAATATTAATTGATTCCTTTATAGTTTCAGGTTTTTGTGAAACCAATGTCTTAATCAAAGTTTTCTTTGATTGAACTCTTTCCATTAAATCCAATTTGTTAGTATAAACTAACGAATCGATATCAGAATATTTGTTTGAAACATTCTCATATAATGTCTTTGGTGTTTTAATCGTTGGTACCAATTTTTGAATTAAGGTAATCCCTTCTTCTAAGAAATCTTTTGCATCGGCTTCGGTTAATCCTTGAGGTGTAGTTAATTGGTCGTATAAAGAATATAGTTTTGACATATTCTTATTGTTCAAAACATTATGTTTGAACTCTTTTAACGATTTTTTAAATTCCTGTTCATTTTTGTAGGATTCTAATAAATTGTTTTCAATTATGGATTTAATTTGTCCGAAAGTCATTTTGTCTATTTTCAATATAAATATTACGAATTTAGTAACTTATCCAATTCTTTTGAAATTTCTCCTAAAGAATCTTGACCTTGATTCAAATNTAAAAATCTTGATTTTTGT